GTAGATAGTCGTACAGCGAAAATGACCAACAAGACCAAGATCGCTGAGTGGGAAATAGATCATGGCCATGACAGTGACTTTTTCAGAGTGCGGGTACGTGGTGAGTTTCCGGTTACAGGCAGTAACCAGTTAATTAGTAGTGGTGCGGTCGAAAAAGCAGCAGCAGCTAGCTTGCACCCTGATGTATACCAGTACAACCCGATCAAGATTGGTTGTGACGTGGCGCGCTTTGGTAGTGATGAAACCGTGATCTCTGTTATCCAAGGCCGCAAGCATGTATCGATGGAAACATTCCAAGGTTTAGATAATGTACAGGTCGCGTCTAAGTGTATTGCCGTGTTTAACCGCTATGGTGGTGTCGGTACGACCTTGTTTGTCGATGAGGTGGGCGTAGGCGCTGGTGTTGTCGATTATCTCAAGCACCTAGGCTATCCGGTTATACCGGTTAACGTTGGACGTGCTGCAGAAGACAAAGACCGCTTCTATAATGCTCGCATGGAAGTATGGTATCGAATGAAAGAATGGTTAGACTCGGGGGCTGATCTGGTTGACGACAGCGATCTGAAAGAGCAGTTGATTAGTCCTGAATACGAATACACGCCTAAAGAACAAATGAAGCTTGAGAAAAAAGACGATATGAAATTAAGAGGTTTATCTTCACCTGATAGAGCAGAAAGCATTGCTTTGACGTTCTTTCAAATGGTGCAGCCTTCAATGGTTCAGAGCAGTTTTGAGCCAACAGAATTAGAGGAATATATGTAGTGACAATCGAAGTAGTTTCGCCTGATGAACTAAAAGAGCTTAAAATCAACGACGAACTTTGTAAGAAGATTGGTGCAGCGCTGGTGAAGACATACCCTGATCGTAAATGGTATGTCCGTGTTTTTGATTGGGGGCGAGTGGCCACGATCATCTTGCACGATATCAATAAAGAGTACGGTAATACGGTGAAGATGCTGGATAATCGAGAAAACAACAATATAAAAAAATGTTTAACGGCTGGTGGTGAGGCCTTGGAGCGTTTCTATCTGACACGGGGCAGAAGTGACAACGCTGATATTAAATCATTCACCAGAAACACTAAAGGTGATGTTTACGGCTCAAATAAAGGCGAGATATCCGATGGAAGACATTAATCAAATGAATACGGCGGTTGGTCAAGAATTTGACGAGGCCGCATACCAAGAGGCCGAGCTTTATGCTTCCCGTGATAGTTGGCTGCAGATTGCCAATAACGCCTATTCCTCATCTACTGACTACATGAATTCAAGTATCCGTGACCAGTGGGAGCGTAATTTATACAACTTCCATGGCCGTGATAAGGCTACTAACACCAAGCAAAACAAGGCGCATATCTTCAGACCGAAGATCCGAGCCAGCATACGATCGTTTGAAGCTGCACTCGCTGTTGCCTTGTTCTCCAATAATGATCTAGCCCGTGTTTCCGGTGCAGATGCAAACAATCCGGTACAAGAATCAGCCGCGAAATTGCACCAAGCCTTACTTCAGCACCGATTGGATCAAGACATACCTTGGTTCGCTACTGTGATAGGTGCGTACCAAGATACCCATAACTACGGACTCTGCATATCTAAGACGCACTGGCGTTATGAAGTGAGAGACGTTACTGAAACCGTGGCCAAGCAAGATGAGTTTGGTGATTTTATTGTCGATGAAGAAGGTTATGCTGAAGCTGAAGAGCGCGTTATTGGCCAAGAAGTGCTCAGTGACAAGCCGGTAATCGATTTACTGCCACCTGAAAACTTCCGCTTTGATCCTAATGCTGATTGGAGAAACCCGTTAGTCGATAGCCCGTACCTGATTGAGCAGATCCCTATGTATGCGACTGATGTTATGTCGCGCATGAAGTCTATCGATGAGAAGACCGGTGCACCTGAATGGCATGAGTACCCGTTATCTAAGATCATTTCTGCAGGTACTGGTGATCTCGGCGGTGATATTACACGTCAAGCCCGTGAAGGCGATAGAACAGATCCTAAAGATGTCTCTATCCGTAGTGAGTACACGACTGTATGGGTGCATTTTAATATCGTTAAGAAAGACGGTATTGATTATGCGTTTTACACGTTAGGCGCAACAGTATTGCTTAGCGATCCCGTACCGCTTGAAGACTATTACAAGTTAGGCCGTGACACTTATACGATCGGATTTTCAAGCCTTGAAGCGCACCGTAACTACCCTGCAGGCTCTAACGAGCTGGGTGAAGACCTACAGAAAGCAACCAACATTATTGCTAATCAACGTATTGATAACGTCAGGCTTGCCCTGAACAAGCGTTACTTTATTCGTAGACAAGGCAATGTCGATCTAGGCGCGCTTATGCGTAACGTGGCTGGTGGCGGTGTCATGGTAGATGATCCTGATAAAGATGTTCAGGTAATCAATACGCCAGATGTCACAAGCTCGTCCTATGCTGAGCAAGACCGTATTAATATGGATATGGATGAGATCCTAGGTACGTTTAGCCCGAGTAGCGTGCAGTCCAATAGATCGCTCAATGAAACTGTTGGCGGCATGAACTTGATGAGCAACGGGGCTAATCAGATCCAAGAGTACACCATGCGGATCTTTATGGAGACGTGGGTAGAAAAAGTGCTGAACACACTGGTTAAGCTCGAACAGTTGTATGAAACCGATGAAAATATCTTGATGCTGGCAGCGAACAAAGGTGGTGTTAAAGATGAATTAATACAAATGGCCGGTTCTCCTCAAATGCTAGACCGTTACATTCAGCAAGGCATGCTGGTCACAGTGAACGTAGGTATGGGTAATACCAACCCCGAGCAGAAGATTAACCGGTTAATGATGGCTGTTAATGCAACCGCAGCTATTCCTGATATTGCAGCCAAGACTGACTTTGAAGAAGTGAGCAAAGAAGTGTACGCCTACGCTGGTTATGGTGACGGTGAACGTTTCATTATGACTGACGAAAAAATGAAGAAAAAAATGGAAGAACAGGGTGGTGGCCAAGACATACCGCCTGAAATCCAAGCTGAGCAGATGAAGCAAGAAATGGCCATGAAGCTGCTTGAGTCTAAACAGCAGCACGAATCAGCAATTAAAAACATGGAGCTGCAGGCCGAGGCATTACGTTACCAGCAAGAGAATCAAGTTAAGTTTGAGATCGCTATGGCGCAATTAGCCGCTCAAGAGAATAAAACATTGAGCGAACTAGAGGCTAGGCTAGGTATTGAATCAAGCAAGGATAAGACTAACCGCGAAATTGCAGCGATAAAGTCACAGACTGCTAACCGTGAAATGAACATTAAACTAGAAAAAGGCTCAGGTATTTAATGGCTAAAAATTCAATAGATGATGTAGGGGGTGACTTTGAAGACCTTGAAGATCTTGCCTTGTTTGGCGAGTTAGAAATAGGTGAGTCAGCAAGGATTTTTATTGAGAGCCCAGCAGGTCAGTTTGCTGTTGGTGCACTTAAACAAGATATACAGTCATCGATGGAAAAGCTAGCAGAAACAAGCACTTGGCGCAAAAGACGCTGTGAAAAGCTACGCTTTGATATCGCCACAAGAAAATATGCTCTAGCAGTATTGGTGGAAGCAATAACCGTGGGCGATTTAGCTCATCAAAATCTACTATCAAAAAGAGGACAATAGCTAGACGTTAACCGTAAATGGCATTGCTGTGTGATCTATGTAGATACATAGGTTTTTTTTAAAAAAAAGTGAGAGTAAAATGGAAATCGAAAATGAAGCTATCCAAGGGGACGTTTCAACAGAAGGTTTAACACCTGTTGAAGTCGTCGAAGAAATTGAAACAGGGTCTAGCCTTTCTCCACGTGAGGAAAAAATGGCAGCGATTGTTGCCAAGCGTGAAGAAGCGATTGAAAACAACAATGGTGAATCGAAAACGTATGAACAAGCGCTAGGTATTAATCCGGACGCTGACGAATTAGCAGAAGCCGAGCTAGAGGCTAATATAAACAAGCCCAGCTTGGATAATGAAGAATTAGAGCTACCGTTTTATCGCAAAGACGATGGAACGTTAGCCATGAAGTTAAAAGTAAATGGTGAGGAAACTGAGCGATCGTTGGATCAGATTGTTGCAACAGCTCAGAAACATGAATCTGCAGACAGAAAATTGCAGGATATTCATAACCGCACCCTGCAGCTCGACGAGAAAGAGCGCAGACAAGAAGAATATGAGCAGGCTCTATTAGCTGAAAGACAGCGATTAGAGTCAGCACAACAAATTAGCCAGCCATCCGAGCAGGACGCAGGCAATACCGACCTAGATGAGCTGTTAAGTTCAGCGGCAGAAGGTCTTTTTGATGGTGATGTAGAGAAGTTTGTTCAGGCTCTAAGACCAGCACTAGAAGGGCGGCAACAACAAGAGCCTACCCTTAATGTTGATCAGATTGTAGAACAAGCCAGAACCGCAGCCATTAGAGATGTAGAGCAGCGAGAGCGGAATCAGAAGCAGCACAACTCTGAAGTCGCTTTTCAAAACTCTACCCGAGAGGGTGTTGAATGGTTAGAAACCGAGCATCCTGAAGTTGGTGACTCGCTCAAGTTGAGAAACTTAGTGGATCAAGAAACTATCAGGCTGATGGAAGAAAAACCTAATTTATCACCTAAAGAGATTATTCAGGAAGCTACGGAAGTGGTGATTAAGAAAGCAGGTATCGGCAACGATCCTACTTTACCACCAAGCAGCAGAGAGAGTAATAAAACTCAAATTAAGCCGCCGCCGCTACGTCAGGGTAGCTCAACTTATGTACCGCCAGTGAAGCAAGAGATCGACACTTCACCGCAGGCAGTCATAGCAAGAGAGCGAGCACGCAGACAGAAGGTGGCAGGCCAATAGTCCTGTTTATTTGATGGAGAATTAAGATGTCACAATTATGGCAAGCCAATAACGGCTACATGGGTACACCTACCCTATCAGAAGAATTGCGTAATGCAGTTCAGCCTTTACAGCGCTTCACTCAGTTCGCTGATGTTGAAGAAGCGATCGGTACAAATAAAGGTGAAACATATCAGTGGAACGTTTACGGCGATACCGCTGAAGCTGGTGATGTGAATGGTTTGAATGAAAACCAAAAAATGCCTGAAACTGGTTTTGCAACTGGCCAAGGTTCAATCACTATTAAAGAATTTGGTAACTCAGTACCTTATTCTGGCATTTACGACAATTTATCTGAGCATCCTGTTAAAGCGATCATTCAGAAAACATTGAAGAATGACGCGGCTAAGACAATGGATAAAGTGGCTCACGCACAGTTTGATGCAACATTATTGCGTTTAACTTCAACGTCAGCGACTGCAGCAACATTGACTGATACGGGTACACCTTCCGGCGCTCATACTCATGTTCTTTCAACAGACCATGTGAAATTGATTGCCGACACAATGCAAGAGCGCAACATTCCTACCTTTGATGGTGAGAACTACTGCTCTATTATGCGACCTACAACACTACGTCCTATCTTGGATGAGTTGGAAGCATTACATGTTAATACGCCTGAAGGTTGGGCGCGTGTTATGAATGGCGAAAAAGGTAACTATGAAGGTATCCGCTTTGCTACTCAAACTAACATTGCAAGTGAAGGTTGGAGTGTTTCTGATGCTGCTTACTTCTTTGGTGCTGATACAGTCACTGAAGCTGTGAGCGTACCGCTAGAAATGCGCGGTAAGATCCCTGATGATTATGGACGTTCAAAAGGTATCGCTTGGTACGCACTATGTAACTTCGGCATTACTCATGCTGATGCAACAAGTGCTGAAACTAAGAGTCAGGCGCGTATTATCAAATGGGATAGCACGTCTTAATTATTGTTGCGCCTCTTTATGGGGCGCTTCACTAACTTAACTAAAGGTAATAAGTTATGAGTTATGAAAATCCAGAAGTAATTAACTACCGCTTCCCAGCCGCAACATTATCTGCTGCTGCTGTTATCGGTCGCTTAATTAGCCCTGCAGGCAAAACCGGTCGTGTATTAGATGTTACGACTATCGTGACAACTGGTGTCACTGTAGCCGCTACAACAGTACAGGTTGGCTTAACAGCTGATCCTGATGCTTACTCAACACTAACCGTTCCTATTTCATCTGCTAACGCGGGTGCAAATGGCGCGCTATCTGTTGATCAGCACGAGATCCCTGCTGATACTGTTGTTGATGTCTATGCTGGTGGTGAATGTACTGCCGGTGCTGCTGATGTTAACGTAGCTATTGCTTGGTACTAACCCGAGCCGTAGTTAATAATAAAATCTAACCTTGGAGAGCTATTATGAGCTTAGAAGATGGTGTAGTAAGTAAAGAAAAATTTAGCGCTAAAGAGCAGATCCCTGCTTCCGGCTCTAAAACTCAGCGACCACTTAAAACCGGTAATATCGGTGACAAGCGTGGTGGCAAAACTAAGAAGTAATGAACATGGGGGCTTAACTGCCCCCATTTTCTAATCATAAGGTAGATATCGCTATGAGAATGACAGTGATTGGTTTACAAGATTGTTGCTTAGAAGGTGAGACTGAAGAGCAGTCAAGCCTTGAAGAAGGCTTAGCAAGCAAACGTACTGTTCAGCGTCACGAAAAACCGCAACGCTACAGTAGAAAAGTCGATCATCGTAATGATGAAGACATGGATTAAAACTTTAGAGGTGAACTATGTTAGATAAAAAACAACCGTTCAATGAGTGCCTAGGTACTCTTGTCGATGGTGTAAAATTTATCCAAGAGGATAATGCTTATGCCCCAAATGGCACATTCCTAGGTGTCATGAAAGATGGAAAGTTAGTTAAGACAGCAGAAATTACGCCTGAACCACCGGCATTACCTGAAAATAAGCCTAATGGTGATGGTGATAGCCAAGGTGCAGACAGCACTGATGGTGAAGGTACGACTGATGCTACAAGCTCAGCACCTGAAGCCGATCAAACACCGTCACCAGAAACCGGTGATAGTGATAGCCAGCCTGCTGATCCAAGTCCTGATGCTTCAGCTACGACTCAGGAAGATAAAGGTGTTGATCTTGAAGCGATGGATCGGCCTGAACTTCTTGCTTATGCAATGGAAACTTTTGAAGTGAAACTGAAAGGTAACGCGTCAGCAGTAACATTGCGTGAAGAAATCAAAGCACTTCAGTTAGCTGTTGCAGCTACAGAGTAAAGGTAATTAAATGACATTTTTAGAGCTTGTTAATGCGTTAAGAAGAGAGTGCAGCGTATCAGGTAGTGGTGTAACAACCGTTGCTAATCAAACAGGTGAATCTAAACGCTTGGTTGAGTGGATACAGCAGGCTCATGAAGATGTCCAAAACTACTTTTTTGATTGGCGCTTTTTGAAAAAGACCGCCACCTTCACTACTCAAAACACCACTAATATCATACAGCCTCCTGCAGAT